AAAAGATGTACACCGAGATCCAGAGCCTCGGCGTCGAAGCGTTTGGTGCCGCGGCGAAGACGATGAAGTGCTTGCAACTCGCGAACGGTTTCATCTACACCAACGACGAAGAGACCAAGTGGGTCGAGGTGCACGACGAGAAGCTCGACGCGCTGGAGTCGATCGTCGAGGAGGCGGCCGGCATGCCGGTGCTGGTGGCGTATCAGTTCAAGCCGGATCTCGTGAGGTTGAAGAAGCGGTTCCCTGACGGTCTGGACCTGTCGACGAAGGAGGGCATGCGTCGCGCGATGGCCGGCGAAGGGCGCCTGTGGTTCGGCCACGCAGCGAGCATGGGGCATGGCGTCGACGGGTTGCAGTACCACAGCAACATCATGGTGTACTTCGCTCACTGGTGGGACTTCGAGCAGCGACTGCAGATCGTTGAGCGCATCGGTCCGATGCGCCAACTACAGGCCGGGTTCGACCGCCCCTTCTTCGTCTACAACATCGTCGCGCGTCGCACTGTCGACGAGACTGTTCTGAAGCGCATCGAGACCAAACGCTCGGTGCAAGATCTCCTGATAGAGGCAATGAAAGGAACTGAATATGCACCTGTTCTATGAGACCTTCGTCCAGTTCGTGATCGCGTTCACCATCGGGTGGCTCGCCACTCCGACGTTGCGATGGTGCGGCCGCGCGCTCGTCGACCGCCTGATCGCACGTGCGAAACGCACGCCGTACTACGACCTGCCGGCCTATATGAACAGGTATTGGCTGGCGCCGTACAACGTGGTGGTCGAGCGCACGCTACCTCCCGAGCCTGGTGATTACGCTTACAACCTGCCCGAAGCGAATCGCGAACCATGGATGTTGTACCGCCGCACCGACGGCACCGGCCTCGTCAGCTGGCGCCGACCGTTCACGCGCCTGGTCCAGATGTGCGGCATCGCGGTGCGCATCCACGAGATCCTGCGCAGCGATCTCGGCCGGCACCCACACAATCATCCGTGGTGGTACATCACGATCATCCTGCTGGGCGGCTACTGGGAGGAGCGCTACGACGCAGCCGGCCAGCTGGTCAGCACGAAGTGGCACGGCCCGGGGTCAGTGCTGTTCCGCCGCGCGAACTCGTGGCACAAGCTGATCGTGCCGGAAGGCCAGGTCGCGACGACGCTGTTCATCACGGGCAGCAAGTCGCAGACCTGGGGGTTCAATGTCGAAGGCAAGAAGGCGCCGTACCACGAGTACCTGAACAAGCCGGAAAAGAAGGAGTTGTCATGATTCAATATCTCTGCCAACGTTGCGGCCACGAGTGCGCAGGGCCGAACGCTGATTGTCCGAAGTGTGGCTCCCGCTCGTTTCGCCTCGAGACAGGTGAACGTTCACCCGTCAAAGACACCAACCCCAAAGACGCGATCGGCGACAAGAAGGCACCGCTGCACTTGCTGTCGCCGATCGCCATGCTGCACTGGTCGTTGGCCCAGTTCGCCGGACTGCTGAAGTATGGCGCATGGAATTGGAGACCGTCAGGCGTCCGGGCGTCGGTCTACATCGCCGCGATCAAGCGTCACACCGATGCCTACCTCAGCGGTGAGTACATCGACCCGGTCGACGGCAGTCACCACCTGGGCAACGTGATGGCCTGCTGCGCGATCCTGCTGGAGGCCGAGGCTGCAGGCAACCTCACCGACGACCGACCGCCGGTGCTCGGCCACCGCACGGCGTTGACCTACGTCGAGAAGCAGATGGAGGTGCTTCGCGCTCAGTACGCCGACCGTGCGCCGCGGCACTACACCATCGCCGACGAGGACCACTTGCCAAAGCTGTAGCGTCTGCTACACTGAGCCCATGAGCAAAGTCGGAGTTGATGTTCGGGAGCGGTCGATCCGCCTGCGGTTCACGCTGGATGGGTTGCCGCTTCGTCCGACGCTGCGCGATGACGACGGGCACATCATGCCGCCCACGCCCATCAACATCCGGTACGCGAGCCGCCTCGCGAACGAGATCCAGCAGCTGATCGAGTCGGGGAAGTTCGTCCTCTCGGACTATTTCCCCGACTCGGTGCGCCTGGACGGCATCTTGCTGGCCGATCACCTGGACACGTGGTTCGCGACGCTGCGCCTGGCACCATCGACGCTCGCCGCCTACGGCAGCGCGATGAACTTCTGGAAGCGCGCGCTCGGCGACCGGGTGATCACCGAGCTGATGGTCGCCGACGTGCGCACGGCGCTCGCCTCGCGCAAGGGGCTGAGCGGCAAGACGATCAACAACTACACCTCGGTGCTACGCGATGCGCTGGCGCTGGCCCTCACCGACGGCTTGCTGCAGCGCAACGTCGTTGACGACGTGACCGCCGCGAAGTGGCAACGCCAGCCGCCGGACCCGTTCTCCAAGACCGAGGTCGGCGTGATCCTGGCGGACATGCACGGCAACGCGCCCGGTCCGGTGTGCGACATGGTCGAGTTCTGGTTCTTCACCGGTCTGCGCACGGGCGAGCTCTTCGGTCTGCGCTGGAAGAACGTCGACCTGCGCGCCGGCACGATCGTCGTCAGCGAGTCGACGGTGATGGGCGAGCATCAGGACACGACGAAGACGGGCGTAGCCCGCACGGTGGCGCTGAACAGCCGCGCCGCAGCAGCGCTGGAACGTCAGTCGCTGTTCAAGGGGCTCGGCGACGGATGCGTCTGGCTCATGCCGGGAACTGTGGAACCCTGGACCGACGAGCGCGCGTTCCGCTGCGTGTACTGGGAGCCGGCGCTCGAGCGAGTCGGCGTGCGCTACCGCCGGCCGTACAACTGCCGCCACACCTATGCGACCATGATGCTGATGGCGAACGCGACGCCCGCCTGGTGCGCACGCCAGCTCGGCCACTCGATCCAGATGTTCCTCGGGACGTACTCGAAGTGGATCGACGGCGACCAGAATTCCCGCGAACTCGCGGGCCTCGAAACGTGGCTTGCTGCGACATGAACGAGACGCTCACGCATGCGCGCCTGCTGCAGGTGCTTAGATACGACCCCGATACTGGTTTGTTCTGGTGGCTGGAGCGGGCACCAAAGAGAAACTTGTCGAAACCGGCGGGTAGCACAAACAGCGGTGAACTGTATGTGCGGATTGGAATCGACGGCCAGTATTACAGGGCGCATCGGCTCGCGTGGTACTACATGACTGGTGCGTGGCCGACTCATGAGGTAGACCACGAGGACAGGAACAAGAAGAACAACAAGTGGTTGAACTTGAGACCGGCTACGCACAAGCAAAATGCAGAGAACACTGCAGTCAGATCACACAGCAAGTCAGGAGTCAAAGGTGTGCACTACGACAGCTCCCGCGGTCTGTGGCAGGCGTACATAAACCATTTCGGTACGCGGCGCCACCTTGGCCGTTTTGCTACCTTAAAAGCAGCACAAGCAGCGCGACAAGAAGCGGAATCCAAACTCTTCACTCACGCAAAATGACGCCAAGCAAACTTCTTGACTGGTCCGGGCAGACCACAGTCATCCTTGCGAGCGGTCCAAGTCTCACCGACGAGCAGGTCTGGGCCGCCGACGAGTCGAAGGTTCGGTTGATCGCGATCAACAGCACTGCGTTTCGTCGGTCGGTGTTCCCAGACGTGGTGTACGCGGGCGACTTCCTCTTCTACAAGACCCACGTGCAACAGCTCAAACTGCAGATGCCGAAGGGCAACTTCTGGACCTGCGATCGCACGGCCGCCGAGCGCTACCAGTTGAACTGGGTCAAGGGCGTGAATGCGCTGGGCCTCGGCCGCGGGCCGCGTATCCACACGAACGGGAACAGCGGCGCCCAGGCGATCAACCTGGCGTACCTGTTCGGGTGCCGGCGCATCCTGCTGCTGGGCTTCGACATGAAGCTCGGACCGAAGGGCGAAAAGCACTGGCACCTCGACCACCCGTCGCCGCTGATGCAGGGTATGTGCTTCGGGGACTGGCTTCATAAATTTAACTTCCTCGCCGTCGACCTAAAGAAGGAAGGCTGCGAGGTAGTCAACTGCACGCCGGGGAGCGCGCTGACGTGCTTCCCGATGAGCACCATCGAGAAGGAGCTGGGGTGAACGAAGTCGTCTTCAACTCCGACGGCTCGCGTAAAGAGGACGCCAACTGCGATGCGGATGGCGAACTCGTGCCGCTGGCCGAGCAGGCCAAGGCGAGCCTGATGGGCGCGCTGCGGCTGCTCGAGGAGATCGCGCGCAAGGGCGACGATGGCGTGCACCGCCGCGCAGCGCGCGTCCAGGCCGATGGGCTCAAGGCGACGATTCGCCGCATGACCAATGGCGGCAACATCGTCGCCGATATGGAGCGCGAGCTGAAGGCACTGGCGTCCACACCTCGCAAACTCACCAGCGCCCCGAAGGCGCTCACCCACGACATCATCGATATGGACAACACATGAGCATCGCAGTCATCAAGGTTCGCAAGGAGCCGCACTACCGGCGCGCGGCCATCGAGTCCGGGCTCAAGTGCCTCGGCTACGCCATCGCCGACGAGCGCAGCAGGCCGGCCGCACCCGCCGACCTGCTCGTGCTGTGGAACAAGAAGGCCGGCGGCGAAGAGCAGGAGGCTGACGCGTGGGAGCGCGCCGGCGGCACCGTCATCGTGATGGAGAACGGGTACCTGCAGCGCACGGACAAGACCACCTACGCGATCAGCACGCATGGCCACAATGGAAGTGGCTGGTTCCCGGTCGGCGACGAGGACCGCTTCAGCAAGCTGGGCTTTGAGGTCAAGCCGTGGCGCACTTGCGAAGACGGCTACACGCTGGTGTGCGCGCAGCGCGGCATCGGCAGCTGGCTGATGGCCAGCCCGCCGCAGTGGGCCGAGAAGTTCGCGAAGAAGCTGCAGCAGGCAGGCCGCCAGGTGAAGGTGAGATCCCACCCCGGGAATTTCGCGCCGAAGACACCCCTGCTCGACGACCTCGCCGGCGCGGCTGCGGTCGCCATCTGGTCGAGCGGCGCCGGTGTGCGCGCCCTGGTCGAGGGCGTTCCGGTTCACCACGCGGCGCCGCACTGGATCTGCGAGGGTTGGAAGCTGCTCGACCGTGAGCCTGCGCTCAACCGCATGTCACACGGCCAGTGGCACCACGAGGAGATCGCCACCGGCGAGCCGTTCGCGCGCATGCGCGACGCAGGATGGGGGCCGCGGACATGGGCCTGATCGCATGCCCCGTGGTGGGCAAGAAGAAATCCGCCGACATCTGCGCCGCGTTCATCGCAGGTGCACCGAAGCACGCCGAGGGCTACGTGTTCTACGGCGTGAACGAGTCGAACTACGATGCTTGGCAGAAGATCAAGGCCCGCGGAGCACCTTGGTTCGCGATCGACAATTCGTACTTCGATAGCGTGCGTGGCCAGCAGTTCCGGGTCACACGTGGTGCGTTGCAAGTCGACGCGATGGCGCACGCCACCGACGGCAAGCGCTTCGACGCGCTGGGCTTGAAGGTCAAGCCGATCCAGATCAACGAGAAAGGCCACTTCGTGGTGATCGAGCAGTCACCCGGTTTCATGCGGATGCTGACGTCCGAGCCGAACTGGTTTGCCGCCAACGCGGCGTGGGCCAAGATCAGCGGCCGCGACGTGATCGAGCGTCGGTGGGACAACGACAAGCTCGCGCTGCAGAAGACGCTGGTTCAGGACCTGCAAGGTGCGTGGACGCTGCTCACCTACTCGTCGGCGGCCGCAGTCACCGCGTTGATCGAGGGCATCCCGTGCCTCGTGTCGCATGATTCGGCCGTTGCGCGCGTGCGCCTCTCCACCGACAATTCGGTGGACGATCGGCGCCACGCATTCGGCGTGATGGCGGACCACCAGTGGACAATCAACGAGATGAAGGAAGGCTTGGCATGGGCAAAGGTTGGTTCGTGACGGACGGTCGCCCCGGCGACCGCACGCTGCAGCAGCAACTGGTTGGTCTGGACGTCGTCGACGTTCGGGACAAGACGTTGCTAGATATCGGCGCAGCCGAGGGCCTGATCTCGATCGAGATGGCCCGGCGCGGCGCGGCCGCAGTGCATGGCGTCGAGATCGTCGCCGAGCACGTGAAGGTCGGCAATCGGCTGCGCGGCGATCTGCCCGTGACACTCGAGGTCGGCGACGCCAACACCTGGGCGCCGAAGCGCAACTACGACATCGTCTTCATGCTGGCCCTGCTGCAGAAGGTCCGCGACCCGTCGGCGGTGTGCGCCCGGTTCGCCGCGGCCGCAGCGGAGACCGTGGTGTTGCGGCTGCCGCCCAAGTACGCGCCGACGATCATCGACGACCGGTCGGGCAACAAGCCGCACGACATCCACGCCGTGATGGTGCTCTGCGGGTTCCAGCAGACCGCTGTGCGGTTCGGCACCTTCGACGAGTGGATCGGTCGCTATGACCGAGTGCGCGCATGAGCGACGACCTCCGCCCCCTCTACCGCGAGATGGCCGCCGGTGGTGGCGCCTTCCGCGGGCTCTCCATCCTCCAGCACCGCAAGCAGATCGCGAAGCTGGCCCGGCGCATCGGCGCCCGCACGATGCTGGACTACGGCTGCGGTGCCGGCGACGCGTACAGCTCGCCGCACAAGCTGCATCGGGACTTCCTGCTCGCGCGCCAGGACGTGACGCTTTACGACCCCTCGTTCCCGAAGCACAACAAGCCGCCACGCGGCAAGTTCGACCTCGTCGTGTGCAGCGACGTGCTGGAGCACATCCCGGAAGACCAGGTCGATGCGTTCGTGCAAACGCTGTTCAGCCACACCAGCAACACGGTGTGGGCATCGGTGTGCTGTCGGCCGGCGAAGAAGTGCTTCCCGGGCACCGAGGTGAACCTGCACGTGACGTTGCACGACTACGCGTGGTGGCACGCGAAATTCAGCGAGCACGCCGTGAACGGCCTCGCGTTCCTGCTGGTGGAGACGCCCTGATCCGGGCGGAGGAGAGCTGAAATCGGATACGGAGATACCCTGATGGCGATGGGCGAAGCGCGTGCGCTGCACCAGCGCACGAAGCAACCCGTCATGATCGTCGGTCGAGACGGACGGCCGATCAGATCCGACCTGTTCGATGGCATCTCCTACATCATCCAGAAGCCGTCGAAGAGCGGACCGTTCCAGCGTCTTGTGAACGGCCCCGGCGTGCGCCCCTACATCGCTGGCAAGACGGACGAGCGCTGGTCGTGGCGGTTGTATAAGCCGCAGCCGGCCGAGCTGAAGTTCACCGATGCCGAGCTGGAGTTCGCCGAGAAGTACCGCGGCATGATCATGGTCGAGCCGAGCACCAAGTCGGTTGGTCACAGCAATAAGGCGTGGAGCGCGATCAACTGGCAGCAGCTCGACAGCGCGATCTGGTCGGCGGGACTGCGGCTCGGCCGGCTCGTGCAGTGTGGGCCGGGCAGCGGAACACACTGGCTGCTGCACGCGACGCCGGCCGTCACCGACACGTTTCGCCAGGCGCTGGCTGTGTTATCGGTGTGCCGCGCATTCATCGGCACCGAGGGTGGCCTGATGCACGGCGCGGCCGCGGTCGGTGTGCCTGGCGTCATCCTCTGGAGCGAGTTCATCTCGCCCGAGATCACGGGCTACGACATGCACCGCAATCTGCGGCACGCTGGCAAGCCCTGTGGTATGCGCACGGACTGCCCGTCGTGCCGCCAATCGATGTACACAATCTCTGTCACCGAGGTGGTGACGAACTTGAAGGAAATTTTGAAATGAAACTCGTCGCCGGATGGTGGATGCCTGATCACGAAGCCCACCTTGGACCATGGATGTCGGCACCGAAGAACAAAATGATGCTGCACGGTCGGCAGCCTTACCAAGGCAAGAAGCAGCTCGCGGTTCTCGCACATTGCACCCGTCGGCGGATCGCCGTCGATGTCGGCGGTCACTGCGCCACTTGGGCGTTCAACTTGGCCCACGAGTTCGAGCATGTCCACGCGTTCGAGCCGGTTCAAGAACACCGAAACTGCTTCGTCCGCAACACCGAAGGCATGTCGAACATCACCCTGCACGCTTGCGCGCTTGGTGTCGAGGCCGGAAGCGTCTCTATCGAGACCGAGCAGGGCAGCAGTGGCAACAGCCGAGTCAAGGGCACCGGCACGATCCCGATGCACACGCTGGACAGTTTCGAGCTCACGACTGTCGACCTGATCAAGATCGACGTGGAGGGGCTGGAGGAGGCCGTGCTGCGCGGCGCCGCCGAGACGTTGAAGGCGAACATGCCCGTCGTGATCGTAGAACAGAAGCGCGACATGAGTTTGCGGTTCGGCTTGCCGACGCTGGGCGCCGTGCGGTTCCTCGAGTCTCTCGGGTACAAGCAAGCCGCTGAAATCAGCGGAGACCACATCATGGTGCCAGCATGAGCGCGCTCCGTGTGTTCGTGGGTTACGACGAAAGGGAGCACCGCGCCGCGGAGGTCGCGATCAAGAGCCTGCGCCGCGTGGCGCCGGACCTGGAGCCCGAGCTGCTGTGCGCCGGCAAGCTCGCCGACCAGGGGCTGCTGACGCGCATCTCCGACCACCGCGGTGGTCAGGACTACTGCCTGGTGAGCAACGCACCTAAGAGCACGCGCTTCGCCATCAGCCGGTTCCTCACGCCGATCCTATGCCAACAAGGCTTCGCTCTCTTTGTCGACTCGGACGTGGTGTTCGACGAAGATCCTCGCAGGATGCTGACCGAGGTCAACGCGCACCATGCGGTCAGCGTCGTCAAGCACAGCCGCTACGTCCCTGCTCGCGAGAAGATGGTCGACCAACTCAATGTCGGGTACCGCCGCAAGAACTGGTCGAGCGTGATGTTGTTCAACTGCGACCACGCAGCCAACCGCAGGCTCTCGCTGCGCGACGTGAACGAGCGCCGTGGCCTGAACCTGCACCAGTTCTATTGGTTGGCCGACGACGAGATCGGCGAGTTGGATTCACGGTGGAACCAGCTCGTCGGTGAGCAGCCGGTGACGCCTGGCTGCGGCATCCTGCACTTCACGCTCGGCGGCCCGTGGCTGCCGGGCTGGCAGGGTGCCGAGCACGACGACATCTGGTTGGAGGCTGCGAAGTGAAGTACGAGCAGCTCATCGACGGGGTCGGCACCACCATCCCGTCCAGCAAGCTCATCCGCTTCGCGTGCTGCGACTGCGGTCTCGTGCACGACATGGTGCTGGTGAGCCACGACAACAAGCCGATCGGCATGGCGGTGCGGCGCAACGCGCGGGCCACCGCTGGCCGCCGGCGCAGGAAGGACCTCAAGCGATGAGCAACGTCGTGCCCTTCGGCCGCGAGCCGGCCAACGACCCGGGCACGCAGTGGGCCCAAGGTCCCGCGTTCTGCATCGGCTGCGACCACACGTGGCAAGCTGTGGCGCCCACCGGCACGACTGAACTGGAGTGCCCGTCCTGTCGCACGATGAAGGGCAAGTGGAAGTTCGAGTTCATGCCGCCGTCCGACCAGATGGTGCGGCAGTGCAACTGCGGCAACCAGCTCTTCTACCTCACGCCTGACGGGCACCTTTGCGCCAACTGCGGCATCTATCAGCGGTACTAGAATTCAGGCTTCACCACCTGGAGTGCACCATGGCCAAGAACTGGATCGTCGGCGCCATCAAGAAACCCGGCGCCCTTCACGCCGACCTGGGCGTGCCGCAAGGCAAGAAGATTCCAGCCGGCAAACTGAAAGCCGCGGCGAAGAAGAGCGGCAAGGTCGGCCAGCGCGCCCGCCTAGCCGAGACCCTCAAGGGCATGCGCAAGTAGCCCTACTTCACCGGGTCAGCCTTGGCCAGCATCTCGGTCTTCACCTCGCTCGCGCGGGTGGTTCCGAACCAGAAGGCCATCACCATCCCCCAGGCCGTGCCAAGCGACCCGAGCATGATCAGCAGGGCCTGCGAGTCCGAGACATGGAACACGCCCGTCATCATGCCGACCAGCACGCCGAAGTAGCCAAGCGTCACGGCGATCGACAGCACTGCCGGCACAGGGCTGCGCTGCGCGACCTGCATGGCGCGCGCGTCCTTGCGGTCGCCGGCCGCCAGCGCCTCGAGATCGGTGACTTGCTTGAAGCCCAGCTCCTGCATGTGGATCGCGAAGTCCTGGTCGGCCCTCTTCAGCGCCAGCATCTGCTCCGGCGTCGCGCCGGAGATCGCTTGCTTGACCGCGTCGGCGGTCTTGTCGCTGAGGCCGAGCGCGTTGGCCGCTGCCTCGACGGCCATGCCGCCCAGCGGGCCGCCGAGCGCGGTGCCGATCCACGGCGCCACGGTCCTGACGATGCTGCTCCAGTCCATGCTCAGTCCTTCAGGTTGGTGGCGATACGCTGCGCCCAGCCCCGCCCATAGGTCGGCCACGTCGGCAGGTCGTTGAGGTAGTCGAGCCGCGCGCCGTTGAAACGCGCGTGCACCTGGTACTGGTTCATCGACTGCAGGGCCTGTAGCGTCCGGGGGCCAAGCGCGCCATCGTCGGTCTCGCCGACGGCGCGCTGCAGCAGCTTGATCGCCATCTTCACACCGCTGTTGTAGGCCGTGTCGAAGAGGTCGAACTTCACTGCATCGGGCATCGCGTCGCAGCCGGCCGGCCCCCAGAAATCACGGCGTGCCAGTTCCTTTGCATGCTCGATCGTCAGCGCAGCGATGTCCTCGCCGGGGTAGCTGCGTTTGCTGATGCCGAACTTCGTCTCGCCACCCGGATCCCGTGGGTCGTTGACGTAGCCACCCTCGTGGCCCAGTAGTCGCTCGAATGCTTGATCGAAATCCATGTCAGCCTCCTCTGAGCCCGCGCCACGTCGCGTAGGCGGTGCCTACGGCCGCGGCGATGACGGTGAACCACTTCGCGAACCGCTCGAGCGTGACGAGCGTGTCCATCAGCTTGGTCTGTTCGGCCTGCTGCTGTTCAATCTTGTCGAGCTTGGCCTTCATCGCTAGGAACTGCTCGGCGGTTGGCATGCCCTCGATCTTCTCGACGATCTTGTCCATGGCTTCGCGCATGTAGTCGACGTGGACCTTGAGTGCCACGAGTTCGGTTTCACTGCTCATGATTGTCTCCATCTGTTGCAGTTTGTGAACTGTCATGTCTTCCAGGTCCGAGCCGCAACAGAAGCAATGCAACCAGCAGTATCCCGTAGGAACTCACGTTCACGCCGAGCTGGGCCGAGCAGCGCTCGTCGCCGATCGGGAGCATCGGTCGCACCAGGTAGAGCACTTCGCAGGCGAACACCACGAGCTCCTCGGCAATCCACCACAACGCCACCAGCACAGCAGCCTGCGCCAGCCGGCGCGGCAAGTTGAACTGGCCAACGCAGATCACCAGCAGGGTCAACACCAGCGCGATCGTTGCGCCGGCGCCGGCCATGGTCCACACGCTGGTCTGCCATGCTGTAGCGAAGAGCGGCCACCCGTAGTGCTTGAACAAGCCGAGTGCCAGCAGGAACCCGGCGAGCCATTTCACTTCGGCTTGCCCGGATCCGTCGGTGCACCCTGCGTGGTCACGCCACCCTTGCCGAGGATGGCGGCCCAGAGGTTCTTGAGGTAGGTCTTGATCGTGTTCATGTTGGTTGCCCGTTGTACGACTTGATGACGCGCGCCTGCACGGCCTTGATGCGAGCCTGGATGGGCTCGGCGTCCTGACCTGCAGCGCCGGCGGCGCGCAGCTCTTTGAACAACCCCCGCAGCTCGCGCTCTGCGGCCTCGAACTCCGGCAACGCACGCGCCACCTTGGGGTCGATCTTCTCGGGCGTGCCTGCCTTCTGGTAGTCACGCGCGTACTCGAATTGTGGCGCAAGTTCCTTGTAGCGCCGGCTGGTGTAGCTTTTCGGTTCCTCGAACACGAAGCGGTTGGCGATCGGCAGCTTGTTCACGTCGACCGGCTTGTCCTTGATGACGCTGTCGGCGATGTTCTTCGACTGCATCGCGAGCTGCCCCAGGCCGCCGGTGTAGAAGCCGACGATGTGCTCGATGCCTTCGGGCGCGACGAGCGGTCCGAGCGCCTTCTGCGACAGGCCCGGCGTCACCGCATCGCCGCCCGTCGCCGCGTTGGCCAGCTGCGAGATGCCCTTGGCGATGTCCGACGTGTTGGCACGGCTCTTGGTGTAGTGTGGCGCCGGGCTGTGGTCGCCGACCTGCTCGGGCACGATGGGCTGGCCGAAGTAGTTCTGCTTCGTCCACAGGTCGGCGAACGGCGACGCGAGCGTGGGCACCAGGGCCTTGCCGACGGCCAGCGCGCTGCTGTCGGCGTCGGGCAGGCGCACGGGCAGCGTCGCGTCTAGGACAGCTCCAGCGATTCCGGCTGCTTCCCGTCCCACGTCCTTCTGGGAGGCAGCGCGCCACAGGCGGCGGCCGATCGCAAAGAGGACGGCGTACTCCGGAGGCAGCGGAATCTTCGCGCCGCTCTTCGAGCCAGGAGCCAGTACCACCAGGTTCTTGTCGGCAACTGGGTCATTCTGCGAGTTGATGTTGGGCTCACCGGTTTCCTCGTTCTGACCACCGACCTGCTCGTTGTACGCCTGCGCGGCGGCGCCGAGCGCCACCATCGCGAGCATACCCCGGCGCACCACCGGGCTCTTCGCGTAGACGGCGGTGTTGCGCAGGCCCTGCAGCGCCGCGTTCGCGAACACCAGCACGCTGTTGAGCGTGCGGCCGTACTCGCCCGAGCGATTGAAGTTGACCGTGATCTCCTTGGCGGCGCGCGCGGCGGCGCGCGGCGTCTCGCCGACGGCGCGCATCTCCTTGTACAGCGCGAAGCGCGAGGCGTACTCCATCACCTCGTTGCCGCTGCTGATCAGATGCGCGGCCGAGCCCAGCGCGTTCTTCAGGCGCCGGCCGTAGCCGCCCTTCTGGTCCTCGTAGCCCAGCTCGGCGCCGGCTTTCTCGAGCTTGCGCATCGTGTCGCTGAGCTGCTGGATGCCGTAGGCGCCGGTCTTGCCACCGGTCTCCAGGAACTCCTTGTACAGCTTGGCGTCCGGCGTGTCCTTGCCGCGCTTGTACTGGGTGATCGCTTTCCAGGCCGAGGGGATGCCAGCGACCGTCTTGGCTGCGCTGACCTTGTCGTGCGCGCCGGCGCGCACTGCCACCGTGATGGCGTCCTTCACGGCGTTGGGGACCGTGAACGCCGGGTTGAACTCGGTCAGCATGCGGCCGACCGTGCCCGTGCCGCGGCCGATCGCGGCCAGCACCGGTCCGGGGTCATTGGCCGTGGCCACCTTGCGCAGCTGGTCGCGCAGCAGCTCGTCGGGCACGAACACTCGTTGCTGCTCGCCGTCGATCACCAGGCTGAGCGTCAGATCCTGCACCTTCTGCGCGTCGACGATGCTCTTGACCTTGCCGTCTGGGCCGATCTTGCGGCCCAGCACCTCGGCCGGCGGGTTCTTCTCATCGTACGGCTGGATGAAGTCCTGCGCCTTGGGATCCTTGGCGTACTCCCAGATCGTGCGGTCGACACGCGCCTTCTCGCCACGCATGATCTCGCGGCTGGCATCCATCACGCTGGCTGCGATCGGGCTGGACGCCTTCGTCGAACGGCCCAGCGCGGCGGTGATGTCGTTGGCGCGCATCTCGTAGCCGCGCCCGACGCCCGTGAACTCGGCCTCCTCGTCCAGCGTCTTCAGCGGCACGTAGTTCTTGTACTGCCCGTTCAGTTCGTCACGCTTTTTCGCCGTGATCAAGCCATCCTCCACCATCGCGTCCAACTTGCGCTTGTGCAAGCCGTGCACGATCGCCGCGACCGCGTCCAGGTGCTTGCGCTGCGCGGGCGTGAACCCCTCGACAATGGCCTTGGCCTGGGCATTCGTCAGGCCCGAGCCACCGTCCTGCATCTTCGGGTTGCGCGCGGCGATCACCTTGTTGCGCTCCGGCGCGTGCAGTGCCATCAGGTAGTCGTCGGCGTCTCGCACGCTGATGCCTGCCTTCTTGGCGTCCTGCAACGCCTTGCCCAGCGGCTTCATGACCTGCTCGTTGAGTTCGTCCCCACGTTGCTGCGCGCGCCCGCTGTACAGTGCGTCTGCTCCGAGGATGTCCGCATCTTCGGACTTCGGCTCCACAGTCTTCTGCAGCTTGGCCACCCGGTTGGAGCGGTCGAACAACTTGCGCACGACAAGTTCCGACTTCGTCTCGTCGTCCAGCTTGCGCTTGCCCTGCTCGACGCTGAACAGCTTCTCTTCGGCCGCGATGGTGGCCTTGGCTTCGGCGGTCTTGAGCGTACCCGTCGACTGCTCGGTGCCGCGGTTCTTCTCGGCGTTCAGCACGTGGTCCAGTGCCTTCAGCACCGGTGCGTCGGAGCGCAGGCCCGCGGCGCCCTTGACGTGCTCGACCATCTCTTTCAACCAGCGCACGGCGTCGGTGCGCCAGGCGTTGCGGCCGGCGTGCCGTTCGGTCAGCAGGCGCGCGGCGTTGACGGCCCAGAACTCGGACGGGTTCGTCAGGTGGTAGTGCTTCGCGATGTCCAGAGCGCCGCTCTTGAACGCGTCCTTCATCTCCTCGAACGCGGCCCGGCTGCCGGTAATCCCGTCCAGGATCGACTTCAGCGCGGCGCGCTCGGCCGGCTTGGCCTTCTTCATCTCGGCCTCGACGGCGCGGCGCCACTCGCGACGGATGCCGCGCTGCACCACCTCGGGCATCATGCGCTCGCTGTGGTGCAGGATCTCGTGCGCGGCCCGGTCGGGGCTGCCCTTGCCCTGGAAGAGCTTCACCACCCGGTTGGCCGACTCGTAGACGCCGCGCGCGTTGTCGCCCTTCTCACCCTTGGGCGCCTCGATGCGCAGGCCGCGCGCCAGGTTCGGGTTCTTGTCGAGCGCCCACAGAGCCAGCGACGACTCGTCCTTGCCGAGCGAGCCGTCGGCGGCGCCCTTCTCCAGCGCCGCGCGCGCTTGCCGGCGGCCGCGCTCCAGCACGGCGGGTTCAGCCGGCTCGCGCGCCTGCTGGGCGCGGGTCTGCTCGTGCATGAACGCCGCGTCCAACTTCGGGAAGTCGAGGCTCGCCAGCGTCTCGCCGCGCCCCTTGTCCGCGTACAGCTCCTTCGCCTCGCCGGCCGGGATTTTCTCCGGCGCGGGCTCGACGCCCGAATCGGTGACCTCGCGCGCCTCGCCTGCCGGGATCTTGGCCGGCGTCTCGATCACGTCGGGCTCGGGCAGCACCTCGCGCGCCTCGCCGGCCGGAATCTTCTCGCCGCGCGCAGCGGCCGCTGCCTCACCGGTGAGTTCGGCCACGTCGGGCTTCGCCACCGGTTCACCGCGCGCAGCAGCTGCAGCCTCGCCCGTCAGCTCGGTTGCCTCGCCGCGCGGCAGCTCGCCACGGGGTTGCGACTCACCAGCCGGCGGCCGGCCGCTGTCCTCGAACAGCGGCTTGGCTTCACCGGCCGGGATCACCTCGGGTGCCGCTTCGACACCGGATGGAAACTCGCGCGCCTCCCCCACCGGGAGCGGTCGCGTCGGTTGCTGAGCGTCGATGTCCGGCTGGCCTTCCGCAACTTCAGCCACCGGCAACGGCTTCTTGGGCGTCTCGTCCTTGACCTCCGGTTCGCTTTCCTTGACCTGGCCGACCGGCACCTTCTCGGCCGCCTCGAGCTTGTCCGCCTTCGCGCGCAGCGACGCCTGGAGTTCGGGGTCCGTGGTCTCGTTGGCGACGCGGCGCAGCTCCTGCGCGTCGGCGAGCGACTGATCGCGCTTGGCCTTCGCCTCGACGCGCTTGTTCAGCTTCTTGGCCTCCTCGTCCAGCGCGGCCTTCGCCGTGTCGGAGGTGGCGCTTTCCTTCAGCCGATCGATCTCGGCCAGGCGAGCGGCGTCCGGCAACGTGCCGGTCTTCTCCGTGGCCTCGCCGGTGGGGATCTTCTCCTCGGGCACCAGCCAGCCATCGCGCACGCGCTGGCTGCTCGCGTCCCACATCTCCTTGGTGATGGTCGAGCCGTTGGGCGCACGGTACTCGCCGTTGCCGGCATCGGTCATCTTGTCGGCCGGGAACGCCGACGCTTTCTCGGTTGCCTTCGCCTTGGCCTTCGACACGCTGGCGTGCACGCCCGGGATCGCGCCGAACGCGGCGCCCATGCCGGCGTCGGTCAAGACGGCGCGCATGTTGCCCGCGGGCTGCTCCATGTCCTTGTACTGGTCGCCTTCGGGCAGGGCTGCGTTCTCAGCGACGCGCCCGGCCGCGCCAGCGCCTGCCGCCACGGCGCCGCCCGTCAATGCGCCGCCGAGCGCGGCGCCCACTCGGCTCTCGACCGCGCGGCCGACGACGCCGCCAGCCTTGACCGGCAGCAGGTTCAACGCCGCGTGCACGCCACCCGAGACGCCGCCGGCGGTGGCCGCCTCGCCCAACGAGCCGCCCCGCTCGACAACTTGCCCGGCACGCTCGATGCCGTGCTGCAACCCGAAGCCACCCGCCATCTCGATCGGTGCCGACAGGACACCACCGGCCACCGCGCCCGGGCCGCTGAGTTCTTCGTCCGGCCCGGTGCCATACGCTTGGCCCATGCCCTCCTGCCGGGCCTTGTAGATGTCGAGCGTCTTCTCGACTTCCGCGTCGCTGCCAAACGTGCGCGCCAAGCCGGCCGCCGCCATGTCAAACATGCCCACGGCCTTCTGGGCAGCCGTGCCTGCCGTGCGCATCGCCGACTCGACGAAACCCACCTTCTTGGGCGCGAGCCACTCGTCCGGCACGTTCATGCCGTTGGACTTCAGCTTGGTCGCGAGGTCGCGTCGGGAGATGCCCTCCGGCACATCCTCGACCACGGTCCCATCTGGCAACTCGACGTTCATTTCAGCTCCGAGAACTTGACCACCTTCTTCGGCGCGGCGCCCTCACCGGCCGCGCCCAGCGTGGTGGCGTCAGCGCGCTTGCCCTTCGCCGCGGCGTCGCGCGCGGCCGTGGTGATCGCCGTGCGCGCGGCGCCGAGCTTCTCCTTCTGGGCCGCCGTCGGCGCGGTGCCGTCGGCGTTGCGGAAGTCCTTGGCGTTCGCGTCGTAGCTGAGACCCAGCTTCTGCGCCACGGCGTTCGTCGCCGCGCGCTCGTCGTCCGCCACGTCGCGTGCGGTCGGACCCTTGGCGGTCGGTGGCTTGATGCCAGCCAGGATCGCACGACGGTCTTCGCGGTACTGCTCGTCGGTGATGTCGCCGGCGTCGTGGTCCTCGTCGAGCGCGTCGAGCTTGGCCTGCAGCGCACCGCGCGAGCCGCTGGCCCCGGTGTTCGGGTTGAAGACACGCGGCACGGCGCCCTTCTTGAGCGTCTGCTCGCTGACCACGTTGCCCTGGTCGTCCACCTCGCGGTCCAGCACGCGGTCGCCCAGGTCCACCTTCTCGCGCGAGGTGACCTTTTTCTTCGGGCGGCTGATGGCGGTGAGTTCGGCCAGGTACTTCTTGGTCTTCTCGCCGGCCTCCTTCTCGCCCTGCTCGACGCGCGCGGCGACGTCCGGGCGCTGCAGCGTCGCGGCCAGCGTGCCCAGGTTGCCCATCCAGTCCATGCCGTTCTTCACGTCGATCACGGCGACCTGGTCGTCATCGTCGCCCGAGCCGTCGCGCGTCATCGGTGCGTCGTAGTACTTCTCGCCTCCACCATCGGTCTTCACATACACGCGCAGGCGCGGCATGAACTTGCCCGGTAGCGGGTTGTGATCGTTGTCGACCGCGGGGTCGAGACCGATGATCTCCTTGCGCGTGATCGTGCCGCCGTGCGGGCTGGCCGAGCCGACACCGCGGCGCAGCTGCGGCGCGAGCAAACCGTTCATGCCCTGCACCACGAGGCCTTGATTGCCCGTCTTCAGGCCGGCCTGCACGTCGTCGTTGTACTTCGGCACGTTCTTCAGCTCAGCCAGCGGCATGCCGGTGGCCGCGACGAGGTTCGTGTACAGCTGGGCCGGCGGCGCAGCCAGCGGGTCGAGCTGTCCGGCCTGCGCACGCGAGAAGAAGTCCAGCGACTGCTGCCGGATCTTCGCGAGCGTCTCGGCGTTCTGGCCGTACTCGTTGGCCAGATCCATCGGGATGGGCTGGTTCGCGGTCTGCGCGGCTGTACTGAGTCCAACAATCTCGTTCTGGCGGCCGCGTACCACCTTCTCTTGCCGATCCAGCAGGTCCAGGTTCTCGCGCAGTCCTTGCCGCTGCTCCAGCCGCGCCTCGCGGCCCTGCCGAATCTTCAGGTCTTCTGCGGCGCGGGTGTCCGCGCGCTGGCGCAGCGACTCGTCGACCTGCGTCGCGCGCTTGCGTTCAGTTGCGGCGTCCGCATCCATGCCGAGTCGGAACCCCGACTCGAGACCTGCCGCCAGACCACCGGTGACGCTTGGCATGCTGTTTCCTTCAGTCGAAAAGACCGCCGGCGATTGCGCCCACGGCACCGCCAATCAAGGCGCCCATCGGGCCGCCAACGGCACCAGCCTGCGCACCCAGCGCGAAACCACCCAGTGCACCGACCGTGGTGGCAAGCTGCTGGTTGCCTTGCTTGCGCTGCGCATCGATCTGCTTGTTCGTCGACTCGCGCTGCGCCTCTTGGCCCACGACCTGGCCGAGCGAATTCATCGCGTCGTTCTTCGCCGTGGTGCCGAGAGAAGCGAGCGTAGCGCCCACACCGTACCCTGCCATGTCAGCCCCCCATCCGCGTGATGTCCGGAGCGGGATTGCCCAGGATCTGCTGTTGGCGCTGGCGCGTCGTATCGGCCGCCAAGTTCTGCGCCTGCACGTCGGCTAGCCCGCGTGCGAGTGACGACGAGCGCGCTTGCGCAGCCTGCTCGTCCGGGCTCAACTCCAGCCCCAGTCCCTGCAAACGGCGGCCGACGGCGCCTTGCTGCGCGTTGAACGCACCTTGCACGTTCTGGCTCGCCGTCGACATCGCGTTCGTGACCGTGTCCGGGCTCGTCGCGTAGTCGATCAGCTGGTTCTCGATCGGCACGAACGTGTTGACGTACTGCGCCCACCGATCGCGGGTCAGCCGTGCATAGGTATCTGCTGCGTAGCCCATCAGTCGCCTCCGCTACCGCGAGTCAGGAACGTGTTCATCGCGTTGCCGCCGTTGACCCCGGAGAAGTCGTTCGTGCCGGTGAAGCCACCGCCCTGTCCGAACTTGCCCATGCCGGATTGCAGACCGTAACCGGCGAGCTGGCCGACGACCTGTGCCCGCCCGGCACGCTCGGTCAGCGCGGCCTCCGCATCGGTTGTGGCCTGGCGTGCACTCGTCGACGCCTGTTGCGACAGCGAGTCCCCGACGGAGACGCGCTCGCCTCGGCCGGTGGCCGCCAGCGAGCCCAGCGCCTGCGTGTAGGCGTCGTCGACCTGCTGATCGGCCATCGTGATACCCAGGCCCTTGGACTTTGCTGCATCATCTCCCAGGCCAGTGATCGCCAGCTTCGAGCGCGACGACCCGAACGTGCCGTTGTTGGACATCGTCTTCTCGAGTGCGCCTTCGGCAGCACCGAACCTGGCGGACGTGTCCGCGGCGACGCGCCCCTCGGCGCGATTGCGCACGCTGGAGTCGGCCTTGCCCATCTCCTCGGCCTGTGCGATCAGGTTTTGTTGTACCGGCAGCCAGCGCTTCTCGTAATCGGCCATCGATTGCGCAGCGTACGTCGCCAGCTCCTTCTGAGCCGACGTCTCTTCAACTTCAGTGCTTCCACCTTTGCTCATCGCGCCGCCCTCACGAATTCATTCGTTCCTCGGGGCGTCCAGCAAGGACCCAGAAGACGCCGCCATCCCCGGCGACGCGACTGGAAGGCCACGGTCTGCGCGCCGAGTTCCCGGCCGATCGCGAGCACCGCGGCGAGTTGCCGCTCGAATGCGCCGTGGCGAAAACCCACGACGATCCAGACAAAAAGTTCCAGGTCCGGTGCGCGTGCTCGAAGCTCGACCACCACCATGGCGTCGTCGCATACAAGGCACAGAGCCTGCTTTGCCGCGCATTTTGCCTGAATCTCTGCCACCTCGGAAGCTGTCGCGATCGACGCCGGTAGGCCGTCACACACTGCGCTGACCACGCCGGGCACCGCGAGGTGGAAGTCGGTGCCGGAAATCATGGCGACACAAGCTCGATCCGGGGGTCACCGAAGATCCCATCGCCATCCGCGATATCGATGCCGCTACCGCTGGACGTCGTGATGGCGCGCGTGTAGAGCTGGTCGCCGACTTTCACCACGAGGCCATCCGGCTGATCGAACACGCTCTCGACGAGTTCCAATGCGCGTCGTATCAAGCCGAACGCCACAGGCATGAAGTTCTCATAGCCGGCGTACATCGGGACCGTCTGCAGCGCAGGCCATGCCGTGCGCACGTTCACAGCGTCGCTGGCAATGGCGACCCCGACCGGGATCGCCACGTCCGCGTAGTTCGGATACTGGGTCAGCCCGTTGCCGCTTTGCGCGTAGACCGCGCGCCCACGCTCGAACCCCGCGCCGGCCGTGTTGATCACACCGGCTTGTTGAACGACGATCGGACTGCCGATAGCCGCATCCGCCGTGGCGATGCCGACCGCTGCGAAGATGGCTGCCGAGTCCTGTGTATCCACGGGCGATACGCCTCCCGATGATGTCGGGTAGACGACGTCGAACCTCACGATCACTGCATCCGCTCGATACGTTGCCGTTGGGCCAACGCCAGCGGCTGACAGTGCGTTCACCTGTGCCTGCAGTGCAGCAAGCTGCCCTTGAAGTGCGGCCGTACTGGTGCTTCCCTGGCTTGCATTGAACGTGGTCTGGTTCGCCTGCGCGTTCACAGCGCTCACCGCTTCGTTGAGCACGCGCACGCACTCGCGCACCGCGTTGAATGCGTTGTTGATGTCGCGCACGTCGACGGACTTGACGACCGGAATGGACGACAGCTTGTTGGTGGCCATCAGTCGAACTCCGAGATGTCTTCCGCGACCTGCACCGTGTAGACCCGCGAAGTGCCGAGCAGCTCGAGCTGGAACGTCGTGTAGTCATCGGCGAGCGGGAGCGTGAACGGCGTCTCGCTGGTGATCACGTCCTCGGACAACAGCACACCGTTCGCGTACAGCCGCAGCACGATGTTGTCGAAGTCCTCGGCGCGGACCTGGCAATACACGAAGGCCGCCGGATGCGCCAGCAAGTTGAGTTTGCCGCGCCACCGGTAGACCATGCGGCCGTCACCGTTCGGCGCGTTGAACTTGAAGATGTTCAGCCCATTCGTGTTCGTCGGCGCGGTGCTCGGCAGTGGCAGGTACACGTCAGTCGGCTCGTCGTCTTCAGTCAGCACCAGGTACAACTGATCCGTGAGCGGATCCGCAAACGCAGCCGTCGCGAAGAATCCGAGCTCGATCAGACCGAAGCCGTCCGCCTTCATGTCGAGCGCAAAGCCGCCGCGCGCACTGCTCGGCCCCTGGTCGTACCAGAAGAAGTAGATGTCCTCGTGCGCGACGCCCAGGATCGTCTCCGGCGCCAACGCCTGCCATTGCTCGCGCGTGAAGATCGCGCTGGTGAGGTTGCGCACGTTGCCGTTGCCAGCGACCGCGATGAGCCCGTCCGGCGACGCGAACACCACGCCGATGCCGATCAGGTACGCGAGCGAGCGCTTGGAGACGCAAGCCTGCGGCACCTCGAGCTTCGTCATGCTGTACGCGGCCGGGTCCGTGCCGATCGCCAAGTAGATGAAGTTCTGCGTGCCGATCACCACCGTGGTATCGATCACGCCGATGGCCACGATGTCGGTGTCGACGTTCAGGCGGTACTCCACCGGCCACGCGTGCGGGTAGTTCTGCGCCGACAGGCACAACTGGTTCTTGCTGAACCCGGCCAGCACGCCATTCGGCAGCGCAACGAGGCCCTGCAGGTCAGTGGGTGGCAACGCCCACAGCTCAGACTGCAGCACCTCACCGAGCTCGGTATCCGGGATCGAGTCGACGTAGTCGGCTTGCGAGAGCGGAGTCTCGGCGACGAATTGGTACGACGTGCCGGTAGCGCCGCTGACTGCGCGATAGATGCGCTTCGTCGCGATCCCGTAGTCGTCGAAACCACTCGGCAACGTCGTTGGCGTCGTGACCGTGATCGCGATGCCATCAGGCCGCAGAACTGTTGTGCTCGCAAAGCTCGGTGCTGACTCTTGCCCTAGGTCGTTGACGTAAGTGAAGACGTAGTTCGTAGCCGTGTTCGCCGCGACGTACCCGGTCGCGCCAGATCCCTGCACCAGGATGTTGTCGTAGAAAGTGCGGTACCGATCGCTCCCGTCGTTGTTGCTCGTCTCGCTGTAGAAGCCGCAGTAGTCGCCGTTTGCGAACGTGTTGGTCGTTGTCAGCGTTGCCAGTTGCACCGACCCCTGGTACAGCGTCGCCGTGACGGTCTGCGTCCCATCGCTGTTGGCCAGCATCTGGATTTCGCACGTGTACCAAGCGTCGTGACCAACCGCCACCAGTACCGACGACCCGAGCGCTGAATTGCCGATGATCGTCCAACCGACCGCCGCGCCGAGGTTGAACTGCCCGACGCCTGGCGATACTTGATAGAGCGTCACGACGAGGCCATTGCCGGTCTGCGTCCGCATGACGCCAGCGTTCATCTGGTAGTAGTTGTTGCTGCCCGACGTCATGTAGAAGTCGAACGACATGCGCACCACGTTGCACTTGCCGACACCGAAGTTGCGGTAGATGTAGGCAGGCGCACCTGGGTTGTCGTCGAACAGCGTCTCGTAGCTCGGCGCAGGATTGCCGAAGACATTGTTCTGCTGTACCTCGGTTGCACCACCGTGCGAGAACTGGCTGGACGCGGCCGTCCAGTTCGTCGCCAGCTCGTTCCCTTCATCGAAGATGTCGACGTTGAAAGTCGAGGGATTCGGGTCGATGCCTGCGACCACCGTCGGAGCGACCTCAGGGCCGGGAACACCGAGGGGCCGGGTGTCGGCCGGGTACGGCTCCGGGCCACTGATCGCCATGGCGTAGTTGGTGAACTGCGGCCGATCGTAGGCATTCGGGCCGGTCAGGAACGTGCGGTACGTGGTGTCGCCTGCGACGGCGCCACGTGCCGCGTTGACGTCGGCCAGCCAGGACAGCCACGCGTCCTTCAGCTTGTAGATTGTCTCGACCGGGCCGGGCGAGTTGGCCAGCGTCTTCTCCAGCTCGAACTGGCGCCACGCCTCCAGGTCGCCCGTGAGCAGGCGCGCGTTCACCGCGCTCTGCGCGGCGTTGTCCGGCAGAGCGCGAGGGGTGACACGAGGAGCCTCACCGCGGAAGGAGTTGACAGCGACGCGCACTTAAATCACTCCCACGCGGAGAAGCCACTGGGTGCCGCGTAGGTGAAAGCGCTCGTTTTGAAGCGTCCAACAACCGAGGCGGCTGGATCGACCATTCCGACCATTGGATACATTGTCCCTGCGATCCCCGAGAATGCTTCGCCTGTACCGGCTGCCGGGTCCCCACTGGCGGCCCAAACGTTCCCAATGGCAAACCACAGCTTGCCAGCCTTGAACGCTACGCCGACTATCGCGCCTTGGTTGAATTGACCGCTGTATCCGATGGTCGCTCCATTGTTGACCTTCGACCCGTCTGCCGCATAAAAACCCCAGCCGTTTGGGCCTGAGCCGACAAAAGCGGTGAGTGATTCACTCAGAGCGGCAATGCCGAGTGTGGTGAACCCACTCACCGGCATGCTTTGAATGAATACCTCGAAGTACCCGCTATCGGTCGCTGTGATCCCTTTTGTGGCTCGCACGCTTTGGTACCCAGAACCGCTGGACCGAACGGCCTCGAGATTGCCGCTCACCAGCGTGATGCCGCCGGCGGCATCCGCTGGATTCCATGCGACGGAAGGTGGGGGAGGCGCGCCGCCTGCGTAGATGTACGGGTTGATGAGCATGCCGAGCCTCAGATGATCGTGACTTTCAGGCCTGCTGCAGTGCCGTCGCCCACTTGGTCGATGTCGATCGTGATCAAACCATCATCTGGGATCATCGTGCCTGCGATGATCACGGCAGCAGTGGCCGCCGTTGTTGACGTGAGTTCACCGTTGTCGATAGTCAACTTGGTGCTCAAGATGCTCACACCACCGACATTGATATCGATCGTCAGGATTGAACCGCTCACTTGCGCTGAAACGAGACTGGCGCGAACCTCGCGCACGTACCGACGCCCCACATGCCGGAATGCCAACTTGCCAGCGCCTGCGGTAAGCGCTGTGGTCTCGTCACTGACCGCAGCCTGTGCTGCCGTCCAAGTCGACATGTCGGCACCATTGCCCAACTCGCGTACCGCAATATTCTTCCCGCCGTTCTTCGTATAGGTATGCGTGACGCCGGTGAACCCGGTCACGACATGCCAAACCAGCTCGCCGAGTCCGAGATTCGTTGGGTCATAGAGGTCGTCGACGCTTTGAGTCCACAGAGGCGCGCTGTTCTGCGCCTTCTCGATGTTGTGCTGCAAGATCGACAGATAGTGCGAGCCGGACCACTTCGGGCCATGCTGACAGTGGACGACATCCAGCCGATCGATGATGCTCGCGTGATCCGCTTCCGTGAACTCGCAGGGGAAGATGCATCCGAACACCCCGATGTTCTCGCCTGTGAAGTGCTCCGATGTCTGGAAACCTGTGTAGTAACCGATGATTCCAAGCAAGCCCACACGCGTGTTGGCGCCGTTAGCGCGCCCCGGGAACTTGATGCCGTAGCTACTGGCGTGCGTCGGTTCGACCATGTCGTCGACGAAATACTCGCTGGCGTCCACCACGACCTGGTCGACATCGCATGCACAGACGTGCGAGAGATCGACCGCCGTCATGTTGGTGTTCGAGGGAAGCCGGAACGCAATGTTCTTGATCACGACGTTGACGAACGTGTAGTCGAGGTAGGAGCCAGCGGGTCCCCACCCGCCCAGGATGGCAGCTCCATCGCTCTCCAACGAGCTCTCGATGATCACGTGCTGATCTGGCGTCGAGGTTCCCCCGACCACGGAGAAGATCGGCGGCGGCGCAACCTCACCGATGAGGGCCACCGTGATCTGCTTGTCGTCCAGAACATGCTTTGATGGGAACAGAACTTGCGCTTTGCCTCGGCCTGAGTCTTGAACAGGCCCGGTCACATCGTACGTTGAGTAGCCAGGCTTCAGCCGAAAGAACAGCGAGAACGAGCCGCCCGTGGCAATGCCGGCTTCCATGGCGGCCAGGAAATCTCCATCGTGATCCAGCAGTACATCGATCCACGGCCAGTCGCCTCCGACTCCGCCACCATCAGCGATGACGGTGACGACGTTCGCGCTTTCACCTTCACCGCGCGTGGCCGTGAGACCCGTCGAGAAGTTCACGGTGTCGGCGTCGGGGCCGCCCAGGTTCGTGCCATCCGCCTGGAACTGGATGAACTCGGGGAAGTCGTCCGGGGTGGGGACAGGCCAGTTGGTGGCCGGGGTCATGCCGAAGCCCATCAGTAGCCTCCTGGTCGGTTGAATGCGCTCCACGCCACGCCGAAGGCGCGCGGCCGGGCGCGCTGCGACCCGGTGTTGTAGTTGCGTTGGACCTCGGCCTTGCCGTTGGCGATGCCAGCGCCGAACTCACGCTGCTTCTTCACGGCGTCGTTCGGGTTGAACCACGGTGTGTCCTTCATGCCGAGCAAGTACGCGAGCGCGCCGGCCTCGAAGTAGGTGCTGTACTTCTTCAGCGGCTGCGACGGGACCTGCACGACGCCGTCCTTCGGTTGCACGACCGCGTTGTAGACCATGTTGTAGACGCCGTTCGGTGTCGGATTCAGCGCCATCTGCCCCTCGGGCGTGTATGCCGCGCGCAGCGGCTGCCCGGGGCTGATGAGTGGATTCCAGGTCGACGGGTCGCTCATGGTCAGCGGCCACGAGTTCGGCGGCGTCAGGGCAGGGTTTGCGCCGCTCACCGCGTACAGGCCGATGATCTCCAGCAGCGGGTCGCTGCCGAGGTCATAGAGTACCCGGTTGGCCTCGGTGGCGCCGGCCGCAGTGATGCGCAGCCACTGCGTCTGCGCGCACCAGTCGCGCATCGCGCGTACGTAGGCGCGACGCAGCGTCACCGTCGGGCAACCGCGCGCGATCTGCGCGACATTGGCCAGCTGGTCGAACACGTTGACGAAGGTGGTCATTGCGCGTCTCCGTTCTCGGCGACGCGCGGCGCGAGTGCGTATTGCGATTTGGTCTTCAGACCCATCATCTGGCGGTACTGGCCCATGTAGCCGTTGAACTTCGCCAGGTCCTGCTTCTTGCTGCTCACGCCATAGCACTTGGCCAGGACGTAGTTGATCAGCGCACCCTCGTACACGTCGAGCACCACCATCGCGTCGCCCGTTGCGGTGACGGCCGGCGGGCAGGCGCCGTACAGCACCTCGACGCTGCCGGTGCCGTCATTCGGTGGGAAGACCTGGAAGCGCAACGGGTCGCGCGGGTCGGCCGTGAAGTTCTCGACTTCGGCCTGCCGCGTGCCGGCCGGCCAGAACCGGCTGGCTTCGTTCAGCAAGTCGCGCTGGACCTGCGTGATGACGCGCCCGCCATTGGCCACGCTGTTGCGAATGACGTTCAGCAGCCCCACGCCATCGGCCGGGAGTTGCTGCAGCTCACCGGCGACGAGGGTCACGAAGGCGCACTTCGTGTAGAAGTCGAGCTTCTCGCCGGCTGTTGAGCGCAGCGCCTCGGTCAGGAACATCAGCAACTCGTCGTTGCTGTACGCGCGCGCCGCGCCATCCAGCGTGGTCTTGCGGACGCTGTCGAGGATGGTGCTGGCCAGCAGCGTCATGGCTCAGGCCAGCGCGCGCTCGGTCACGGCGCCGGCGGCGCGCGCCAGTTCGCCCACCTGGGTGCGCAGTCCCCGCAGGCCACCGGCCGGGCTCAGGGTCTTGCCGTACTCCTGCTGCGCGAACTCGATGAGTTCGCTGACGGTGGCCGTGCCGATGTCGAAGGGTTCGACGTCCGCCAGGACCACACCGCGGCGCGGCGCGACGCCGGTGTGCTCGGCATCCTCGGTCACGGTGTGGATCTTGAGGCCCGCCGACTCGAGCCACTTCATGCGCTCTTCTTCCGACGCCTTCAGGCTGCCGGTGTACGGACGGTAGTTCGGGTGCGGCGGGCGTGCCGGGATCACCTGACCGCTCGGTGCCTTCTCGCCGGGCCGGCCGGCCAGCATGGGCACGTTCGGCATCAGGCGGCCGTCCTTGATGTTGATCAGGAACGGGACCTTCGGATTCTGCTTGTTGCGCGCGGCGCGCTGCGCGATCATCTTCGACTCTTGGGCTTCGTTGATCATGTGGGCCTCGGTGTACGGGTAGTGGAAAACCGGCGCCCGAAGGCGCCGGTCACGGGGTCAGCGGCTCAGGAACCGTCGGGACTGGTGCCCGGCGTCAGCGCGCGCTTGAACGAACCGCTGGTCTTGCCGCCACCGCCGGGCTGGTTGCCCAGGGTGCCGCTCGGGTAGCGGGCCTTGGCCTTGCCACCGTCCTTGCTCAGTTCGCTCGACACCGTCTCCGGCGTCATCTTCACGGGCATGCCCGGGCCGTAGGGGGAACTCGTCTTCATGATGCTTCCTTTCAGGTTGCAGGGGTTGCGGTCAGGTGGGCCGAAGCCCACCTTCACGATCAGCCGCGACGCACGACGGCGGTGCCGACGTAGTTCGGGCCGATGACTTGGTAGCCGAACACCATCAGGCCGCGGATCACGTAGCCGAAGTCGTTCGGGTTGTCGATCATCTGGCACTCGACGATCTGGGCCGCGAACGTCAGGCCGGCCGAGTGGCCGAACATCAGGTACGTGGCCGGGCCTGGCGAGGTCTGGCGCAGCAGGTTGCGCGACTGGTACAGCGTGAACCGGTCGATCTCGCCGACCTTGCCGTTGCGCGCAATCGACACGCTGTCGCCGGTCAGGGATGCGATCTTCAGGTCCGACTGCTTGATCAGCGCCATCACCCACGGCGGGGCCACCAGCCAACGGCCCTCGTCCGGCACGTTCTGCTCGTCGAGCACCGTGCCACAGTCGACGATGAAATCGACGACGGTGGCCTTGGTCAGCGAGACCGGGGTGGTCGAGTCGCCCAGGTTGATGCTGTCCGAGTCGGCGCCGGCGCGCGTGCCGCTGTTGTCGGCGGACACCTCGGCCGGGATCGTCTCGAGCATGTCGGCGTCGGCCGCGATGCGCAGCTGGATCGAGCCGTCGTTGGCGAACACGTCCGCCATGTCGACGCTGGACTGACGCATGTTGACCAGGTTCAGCGCGACCGCGAACGACTTCGCCTGGTCGATCGACAGCGTGACCGAGTTGGAACCCGGGTACTGCGCCGACAGGCCCGCGCCGACGACGTAGTCGGAGACCACGACGTCGGGGACGGTGCGGATGATCACGTTCGAGCCGAAGCCCGCGATCTCACCCTCGTAGTCGGTCGTGGCGATCTCGCCGAAGACGGTCGACTTGTAGAACTTCTCGACCAGCTTCCCCGAGTAAATCTCCGGGATGTAGTCGATCGTGCCGGTGGGGCCGTAGTCCGGCACGCCGGATGCTTGTGGAACGCCTGCCATGGAGCTCTCCTAAATTCGTTGGGCGGTTGGCCCCACGACTTCAGCGCGGGGCCGCGACGAGCTTCAACCGCTTCTCGAACTCCATCCGTTCCTGATCCGTCACGTATCCGGGTTGACCGGGCCGCTTGGTCGAGCACCGCGTGTAGAAAGCGGTGATCTCGGCCGGGCTGGGCCGGGTGAGACCGTGCGTTGGCGCCGGAAGAGCGTCGCCGCTCGGACCCGCGCCGCTGCCTGCGGCCGCCACCGGCGGAGCTGGCGTCTTGGGCAGCGTGGCCTTGTAGGCGTTGAAGAACTTGGCGACCGCCTGGGCGTTGCCCTTGGCGATGTGCCCGTTCATCAGCTCCTGGCGCACGTAGCCTGACGCCGGATCCTCCTGCTCGAGCCATGCGAGCCAGCCCGGCGACACGTCGATCTCGGGGTAGTCCGGGACCAGCTCGGTGAGCTTCTCCACGAACTCGCGCTTGCGCGCTTCCACGTCGGCAGTTTGCTGGCGGGTCTGGCGGTCCTGCAGCGGCTTGATTGCCGCGGCGATGGCCGTGTCGACCTGCTTGCGCGCCGCCTTCATGACCGTCTCGACGACCACTTGGGCTTGCTCTTCACCCAGCGTCTCGACCTGCTCCGGGGTGAGCAACTCACCCAGGTCGGTCTTCGGCGCTGGTGCGCTGGCTTGCAGGTTGCGGATCTGCTCCGTCAACTCGGACACCTGCTGGTGAAGCGCCTCGGCCTCTTCGCGGTGCGTTGCAACCGCCGCCTTGAGCCGCCCTTCCGTGCTCAGGAAGCGCTGCTTCCAGTACACGGGGTTGCTCTCGCGGGGATCGCTTTCGGGCACCTGGGGGCCTGGCGTCAGGTCAGCAGGGGGCGTGGCCGTCTGCGGCGGCTGGGCCGACGCGTCCGGTACCACGGGATCTGGCTTCGTGCCACGCTGGGCGTTTCGCTCATCGATGCGGGCCTGGACAGACTCGCTGATGCGCATCACCGCGCGGGGAAGACGGGTTTCGTTCTTGGCTGTTGAAGCCTGCATGTGTTCGTTCCTCGAGCCACGGCGCCTGACGGCGTCCACGGGATTCGGGTTTCCAGGAGGCGAACGTGCGGTTCCTGATCAGGCTCCAAACGGCCGGGGTGCGAGCACGGGGCGTTTGGAGTTGGTCTTGCTGTCCGCGGTCTTGATGCGCCCGATCATCTCGTCGAGCTGGCTGGCTTGGCCCTGGAGGCGGTAGATGTCCTCCCCCGTGGCTTTGCGCAACTTGCCATCAACCTCGGCCAGTTCGGCCTCATACATGCTCACCAGGGACTTGCCCTCCGGGGATTTCGAGAACCGCGCCAGGAACTGCAGCTGGTCCGAAGTGAGCGTCATGCGGCGGATTCTAGGGGGTCACCGTCGCGATTGCATATATTTCAGGTTGGAATGCGTTGGGAGTCGGTAAAAGTTACCCAACTCACGCTTCGGCTGCTTCCTCCAACGCGGGTTCCTTCGTGCCCATCGCCTTGGCGACGGCCTCCTGGACCACGTTGGCCAGCACCTGGTTGCGCTGGCTCTCGCCCTCGCGCTGGCTGATCGCCTGCTCGCGCGCGAGCTGCACCTGCAGGTCCGCCTGACCCTGCGCCGCGATCTTGCTCATCTCAAGCTGCTGCTGAGCGGCCATGGCGGCCTGCTGTGCCTCGGCCTGCTGCTTCTGGCTCGCGTCGAGCTCCTCGTCGGTGGGCACGCATTCGGCCGGCAGCTCGAGCGCGGCCGCGGTCTCGCGCAGGATGACCGCACGGTACTTGGCCGTGATGATCTGCGCGTCGATGGGGTTCGCCGTCAGCTGCAGGAACTGCAGGCGGTTGGCCTGCGCGGCCTGCTTGATCAGGATCGCCGCGGCCCCGCGCGGCACCACGACGCAGTCGCCCTTGATGCTCGTGTCGGGGTTGTAGATCATCTCGTTGATGAACGTCTTGCCGATCGTGCGGCTGACCGCGTTCAGGTCGACGTTGCTGATCGCGCGGCGCAGGCCCTTGGCCGCGTTTGCCATCAGCATGCCCAGGCCGCTGGCCGTGTCGGCGCTGCCGCCGGCGCGCTCGTTACCGTAGGTGTAGCGCGGGATGCCGGTGGCGTCGTCCGCCTTGATCTCCCACTTCTCGTAGTTCGCCATCAGCGAGCCCGAGTTGTCCGCGGCCTGGAAGAAGCCGATGCCGGGCGCCGCCTGGCCGGCGGCCTGCGGGTCGCTCTTGAGTTGCCAAATCTTCCACGGGAAGATCTCCATGGTCTGCTCGCCGTCGGCGAACCGGTCGGCGTGCACCCAGACCATCGGGCCGCTGGCCATCGACATGTTGTCGGCCATGGCGCTGGCGAACTGGTTGCACATGCGCTGGCTCACCGACGCCAGGTCCGGGATCGAACGGCCCCAGAAGGCGCCCGGGATCTCGTCGTAGCAGGCCTTCCAGTACGGACGCTCGTGCAGCGGATCCGGGTTCAGCGTGGCGTACAGGACGTAGCTGCCGCACAGCAGCACGTTGCACTCGTACTCGCAGGTCTCGTCCAGCGGTGCGCCATCCTTGCCCGTGACGCCCCAGGTCATCAGCTTCCAGCCGGGGACGCTTCCCCAGTAGTTGAGCGCGTCGATCGTGCCCTGCGGCGACAGCCACATGAACATCGTTTCCTGCTCCAGGCGCTGGCGCTCGGCCTCGGTCCACATCCAGTTGTCGAGCCGGCCGGCGCTGTAGTCCATCAGCGCCTTGTCGATCTGCTCGTCCTGGTAGCCCGGCAGGCCCTTCAGGTCGTACAGGTCGCTGCGGTGAAAGCGGATGCGCTCGATGAAGTCGCCCTTCTGGGGCGACGTCGTGTTGGAGGCCGGGAAGCAATCTAACGGGCTCACCCGCTCCCACCACGGGATCGGGTCGTTCGTCACCTTGGGGGTGAAGTCGTGGTTCCACGACAGCCGGCGGTGGCGCTTGTAGGTGGGGCCTTTCAGGATCGCGGCCGGGTAGGTCACGAAGTCCTCGATGAAGCCGTCCATCGCCGCCTGGTAGTTGCCCTCGGCGAGGCGGTCGGCGATGACCTTCTCCATGCGTTTGGCGCGCAGCTTCGCCGACTTCTGGTACTCCTCCTCGACCTCGGCGCGGATCTTGATGCCGATGTCCTTGGTGAGGTCGCGGAACGCCTGGGGGCTCATCACCCCGCCGCCGGCCTGCGCGGTCTGCTGCAGCGTGGCCTGGGCCTCGGCAAGCGCCTTCTGCACCACCTGGTTGCGCAGCGGCTGCGGCAGGTCGGGCAGCGGCGTCGGATCGACCCCCCACGGCTGCTCACCGGCCGGCAGCAGGATGTCGCGCAGCCACGCCGACGCGGCCCGGCACTTCGTCTCGGTGAGGTCGGTGAACACCAGGTTCATGCCGCCACCGGACTGCTGGACCTGCTGCACCTCGGCGGCGCTGTACATCTGCCGGCGGGCGCGCAGACACGTGAGCAGCTTGCGGTCGATCACGACCTTGGCCAGCTTGTTCTTCTGCCACGCGAGGCGCACGTGGCCGACCAGCTCGGGGACGTTCTCGTCCTCGATGACGACTTCGGGCTCGGGGAGCTTGTCCGGCGCGTCGCGCTTGGCGAGGTCCGCCAGGCCGAGCTGGCGAATCAAGGGGCTGACGCCACCCGCGCGCGGCGCCGGAGCGGATTGAGCTGCTGGGTCGGGGGGATTGACGGCCATGAGGCCGGATTATGCACTCGCTGGGTGCGAATGGGGAAGAGGTCAGTACAGGCAGTCTTCCTGGTTCTTTCGGAGTTTGCTGCTTTCATACTTCCGCCTGCGGATGGCTTGTCGTTGCTCTTTCGGTAGCGCCTGGTACCGATGGCGCTCCACATCCACTGCGTGTTGTTTCCGCTCTGCCTCGTCAGCGCACACTTGATTCGGCCGCCGCGCTGCGCCGTAGTTGCACGCTTTGTGGCTGAACGCGATGTTCTCCAAGTCGAAGTACAGCTTGGCCGGATTCACGCTATCTAGCCATGGTTTGACGTGCTCGATACTGAAGTCCTCCCTCGCAAGCACACCGCCACAGCGATGGCATACGTGGCCTGCATCGGTTACCAGCTTGAACAGAATGTCTTTGAGCAGTCTATGCGCAGCAGTGCCCGCATTCATGCCCAGTTGTTGGTGCTTTTTCATCGACTGCCTTTGGCGTCTGATGTTGATGGTCGGAACGGTAGGATTCGAACCCACGGCCGCCCGGCCCCAAACCGGATGCTCTACCTGACTGAGCTACGTCCCGTGATCCTCAGTGTAGCATAAGCTACGCCGACTTGCTCCACACCACCGTGCGCCGCTGCACCGGGCGCACCTTCGCGTTCGTGAACTTCCGCTCGATCAGGTCGGGCGCGAAGCTGATCGCAAGCGAGTCGGCGCGGTCGGGTGACTTCACCCCCGCCTTCTTCAGGTCCTTCTTCGCCTGCAGCTGGATGCGGAACTTGGCGTCGTAGAAGTAGTCGAGCGCGGTCAGCTCCTCGGCCAGGTCGTCGTTGTCCGGGATCTGCCCTGTCTCGAGCCACTCGCGCATGCGGCCCCAGCACTCGGCGCGCTGGTTCGAGTACGCCTTGTCGTCCTTGGCGGGCTGTCCCCACTGCAGCGGGATCAGCGTGGGCAGCCCGTTCATGCGCCGCAGCGTGCTGTCCAGATCGGCGCCGTTGCCGATTGCGTCGTACACGATGCAACTGATCGTCTTCTCCTGGCGCACCAGCTCGAAGATGCGCCCGCCCAGGTCCACGCCATCAAAGCCGGACAGCGCGATCTGATAGTGCACCTTGATGCCCTGGCGCAGCGTGATCACGCTGAAGTCGTCGCCGAAGCGCGCGGGGTCCACCGACAGGATCTTCGGGTACGCCTGGTACGCGGTGAGCCCGACGACGCGCCGACGCGCGTTGAACACCAGCTCGGCCGAGATGAAGTTCGAGAAGCCCGCGCGCGGGAACTCCCCCTTCACGCGCACCCGCACGAAGTCACTGTCCTCGCCGTACTCGTTGATCCAGGTCTGGATCTGCTTCTTGTTGGAGAAGCTCACCGTGCGGCTGTCCACCCGCGAGTACGTGTTGCTGCGACGGTCGCTGATCTCGATCAGGCCGCTCTCGGCCGACCAGCGCTTGCCCGGCTGCGAGCAGCGCTTGAAGAACGCACCCGACGTCTTCGTCGGGTTGCCGTAGCGCAGCCAGATGATCTCGGTGTTCGCGTCGGTGAGCGCCCCCTCGGTGACCTCCCAGATGAGGTCGTCGATCGCCGATGCCTCGTCGAAGACCACCAGCAGGCGCTTGCCCTGGTTGTGCAGGCCGGCGAACGCCTCGGACTTCTCCTTCGACCAGGGGATCGCGTCCAGGCGCCAGCTCTTCTCGCGCACCGGATCCTCGGCGATGTGCAGTGCCGTCGCCGTGAACGTGAATAGCGAGCGCGCGATGAACAGGCCGTACCACTTGCCGAGCTCGGCCCACGTCTTCGTGCGCAGCTGGCTCTCCGTGTTCGCTGTCACCACGCCGCGCGTGTCGGCGCACGTGCTGACCGCCCACAGCATCATCCACGACACCATGGCGCTGTTATGCGTCACGATGAAGTCGCGAGCCTGGTACAGGCCGTCTGGCGCCTCGACGTTGATACACATGGCGTGCTGCGCGTTCGGCAGCGGCTCCACGCTGTCGATCCACCGTGTCAGGTACCGAGCCTGCGACGGCTTGTACGCCGCGCGCCGGTGCTCGACCGTGAACGGGTTGAACGGTGCATTGATCGTGATGCGATAGCAATCCCTGCACTCCACGCGCGCCCCGTCGTTGTCTGGGTACCAAGCCTCCTTGACCGTCGGGCTGAGCATCGCCTTGCACCCCAGGCTGCGCGCCAACCAGACGACGTCCTCGGCCAGGCGCTGGCTGGTTGTCGAATACCCGATGCTGCCAGATGCGTGCACTTCCCCGTCGGTGTCGCACAGGCCTTCGAACAGCGCCATGCGGTTGGCGACCGTGTTGAACTTGTAGTCGTCGGGGATGTACCGCTCGTGGCTACCGCACTGGAACACCGGGTCGTTGAGCAGATGCGTGACATTCTGCAGCCGCTGGGTCATCCCGTTGGTGGCCGTATGGACCTCGTAGCCGCATGCCTCGACCCGTGCCTTCAACTCCGGGTGCGGCTTCGTGTACATCGGCTCTCCACGGCTGCCGTCCCCGAGCCAGACGCCGACGACGTACGGGTGCAGGTCGATCTCCCGCTCCTCGAACTGCGCCGCACCCTGGACCGGGATCTCCCACTGGCGCGCCAGCGCCGCACCGTTCGGCCGCTTCACTCCCAGCTCGAGGAGCTGGAGCGTCTCGACGGTGCGCCAGTCGTCCATCTTCTTGCGGCGCTCCTGGCGCCCACGCACGCTCCACAGGTGGCCGCTCGACACGTCACAGTAACTGCGGTCGTCGAACGTCACCCTGTACATCGGCACGTCGGTGTAGCGCTGCGTCTGCATGACACGCGTCGGCGCGCCGTCGGCTGCGAACACGCAGTCCCCCGGCGCCAAGTCCCCCCAGCGGCGGCGGCCTGCCGGTGTGTCGACGAGCATGTCCACGCAGTGCGCCTTGCCGATGCCGTGGCCCGACGACACGTCCTCCTGGATCACGTCGCCCGTCTCGGCGGCGCCCGCGCGCAGCCGGTCGCCGATGCGCGTGAGCTGCGCGGTCTGCCAGTCCTCAGGCCCGGCCATATCCTCGAGCGACGTGTTCGGCTCGCCCCACGGGAACGCCCACATCACGAAGCCCAGCGGGTCGTGGCGGTAGCGCGCCAGGCCGTCCATCAGCTCGTCGAGCGGCGTGTTCTTCACTCGCGTTGCCATCAGCTCAGCCTCTCTCACAGGGACCTGGTCGAGGACGGTGCCGTCCTTCCAGATGTTGGCGCACGTGTACTTGCGCGGCACCACACTCTGCCGCAGCCCGTTGAACCGTGGGTCGTGCACGGCACCCGCCTCGGCCGCAGCGGCCTCGGCCTGCTCCTTCGTGTGCTTGCGGCGCATCAGAACAGCTCATCGTCGGCCGTCTCTTGGGGCGGTTCTTCGACCATTTGCGCGTCGATGTCGAAGATGTCGTCGAACGACTCCCCGTCCCCGGGTGCGCTGTCGCCACCGTCGCCCGCCAGGTGCACCGGCCGGTGCGGCACGTCCTGAACCTCCTCGACCAGCGGCGCGCGGCGCTTGGCGGCGTTGAGCCGATCGGCCAGCGCGTTCGCCAGCGCGTTCACGCCGTCGCCCTCGTCGTTCACCAGCTTGAAGTGCTTGGCCAGCAGGCCCAGCGCGTCCATTTTCGAGGCGAACTTGATCTTGATCACGTCGACGTAGTCCGGCTCTTTCAACGACCCCACGTTCTTCGTCTGCACCGTGATGCTCGTGATCGCCGCGGCCGTGTCGTCGTCGATCTCGTGGATCGGCAGGAGCTGCCCCTGCTTGTTGAAGATGCGCCGCACGTCGGCGTAGGCCACGCGCGCGATCTCCCGCTTCGTGCGCTCCGCGGTGACCCCGGCGGCCTGCAGGCGATGCGCGACCAGCGTGCGCACGCGCTCGACCATGCCGGGCGCCTTCGCCAGGCGCAGGTAGTTGTTCGGGGCGTGCGACAGGCCCATCTGCGTCAGGGCCTCTCGCGAGGTCATGCCGTTCGCGATGCACTGCGCGAATTCCTCCTGGCGCGCGGCGTCGATGAGTTGCTGCTGGGGGGTCACCATCAGAGCACTCCCCAGTTACCCACGCCCTTCGGCCACAGATCGGCGCTCGCGTGGAAGCAGAGCCAGTAGGCCGAGATGCTGGGCACGTACCGCGGATTGCGCTGCACCCGCACACGCGGCCACCACGAGCCGTAGCTGAAGCCCAACCACGTGGGGTTCACGCCGTTCGAGCCGCGGGTCTGGACACCGCAGCTCAAGGCCAGCCGGCCGAGCCAGAGAGACTTGAGCATGGCGATTTTCGATTTCCAAAAATCAAAATTTTTTCAGGAGGTCCCCGAATTTCTGGATCGGGATCCACAACCTGCAATCCACTGCGGATTGGGGTTGCAGATCTCGATTTGGAATTCAGCGTTGCCGAGGGTGTGCATATTCAAGGGGGTGTGCCCCCTATGCTCAATCGCGGGCTGTCCCGGGGGTGGGGTAGCCCTGGGACGGCGCGAGGGCCTTGCGCTGGGCGTCCGGCATGCCCTGCACCACCTCGGCCGTGCGGGCCGCGCCCTGCGCCTCGCTCACACTGCGGCACGGCGAGATGCCGGTGGCTTGGTTGCGGAAGCGGGTCGGGGGCACTGCGTACTGCTGGTGCGTGTCGGGGGTGGCTTTCATGGGTCGTCTCCAGTGGTTGCGGAGTGAGATGGGTTTAGCACCCAACGCACTACATAGGTAGCTCAGTGCGTCAGGGCGGAATTGGGGGTGGAAGTCTCGAGCGCGCGCAGCACTTCCATGCGCCTGGCGTTGAACTCGATCACAAAATGCTGCACTGCAGCAGTGACGCTCGGCCAGTTCGTGCGGTTCGCGTCGTCGGTTTTGCCCTCTTGCAGCAGCTGATCGAGCAGGCCGGCCGTGAATTCCTTCGCGGCGCGCAGCGGATCGGGCGCTGGAACTGCCGATTGCCAGATGACCTCCTTTTTCAGTCCGGAGGGGAACTCGATCAAGAACCCAGCAATTGTGGGGTCCTGCATGGTAGTGAGTGCTCGCAATTGCGCCATAATGTGCCTCATTTTTGTGCAGCTGTGTACTTAGTATACAGGTGCCTGTAAACGAAGTATACAGCTTCTGAATCGAGAAAGAAGCATAACGAAGGCGCTTTCATATGACTTGGGGCTATATAGCCGTGCGTAGCTAGAACACATGTAAAACTTGTAAATAGAACTTGAGGATTGAGGCTTGATCGCCGATGATTGCAACATGTGCAGCAAGTGCTACACACCAACAGACGCAAGGAAGCTACCAATGTCCACCTATGAAATCACCTACCGCGTGCTGAACAGCCACCGCATGATCGACTTGATCGAAGCCACCGACGAGGGGGCCGCACTGCGTACGATCAAGTCGTACCCGATCATGGTCACTATCGAAAGCATCCGCACTGTGACTGCTGACTGGGCTATCGAACGTGATCGCAAGATGTTCTTTTGCGTAACCCGCGTCATTGGTGCAGAGCGTGATTTCGTGCGCTCGGCGAGCGGTAAGGTATCGAGCTTCAAGACCTACGCCGCAGCACGGCGCGCACTCAAGTGGGCGAACGCACGCGCCGATGAATCGACTAACGCCTAACCACCAGGAGCTCACACCATGTCCGAACACCAAGCCAATCTCATCCTCGCGGAAACCCCGCCGACGCCCAGCTGGGCGCAGCCCTCGCGCTGCAAGCGGCCGCAGCGCCTGACGGTGCTTGCGCGCTTGCTGTTGTGGCTCACGCACTGAGCTACCCACACCTCACCACATCACAAGAAATCAACACCATGGCTGACCGTATCACTGACAAGCACCTTGACGCGCTCTGCGAGCGTTTGAACAAGCTCACGGACTCACCTGCCGCGCCTTACGTCATCGACCGGGTCACCGGCCGCAACCGCGCGTGCATCGGCAACCACCACATCAGCCACGCCTACGGCGGGGTCTGTCTGCACCGCATGAGCAATGAGAGCGGTGGTGTGACGTGCCCGCTCATCCACGGTCACGTGAAGAAGCGCGAGCTTTACGACGCGATGTACAACTACATCAGCGGTCTTGAAGCTGGCATCGAACAACAGAAGCGCAACGCCTGACGACTGCCAGCCCATGCCCCGCACGCGGGGGCATGCACGGGCATTCCGACCCGATCACAAGGATCACACCATGCAACTAGAAAGCTTTCTGCGCGGCTACATCGCTTGCGCGCTCTGGTCGTCGACTGACGATGACGGTGAACCCCTCGACGCGAACGGACGCAACGCATGGGACATCGCAGATCGTACGCTCGCTGAAATGCGCGCCGACTGCACCGCGTTCATCGCGTCGAATGTGGTCGATCTCAACGCATACGCATTCACGCTCGGTCAGCAGCCCGGCACCGTGCACGATGCAGCAGAGCGCGCAGGGCACGACTTCTGGCTGACCCGTAACGGTCACGGCGCGGGCTTTTGGGATCGCGGTCTGGGCGCACTTGGTGAACGCCTCACGAATGCCGCAAGCGGCTACCGCGCGATTGATCTTTTCATTGGCGACGATGGCAAGGTGTACGCATGACCATGTACTACGAAGCGGGCCTGCCCGCATCGCTCATCCCGGTCACGTTCATAGGCTGGGCACCAAGCGATTCGTACGACCTCACAGGCCTGTACCACGCTGTGGTGCGCCTCAAGCGCTCCCGCGGCGCCTACCGCGCAGGCCAGACCCTGCACGTGCCCGCGCGCTCGGTCGTGGTCAGGGCCGGAGTGCGAGACCTCCACATCCGCGTGCGC